GGGGGAATTCCTTGACTACCAAGAATCAAATTCCCCACTGTACTTAAAATAGAACCAAACATATTAGAAATGGTCAATCAAGCCAGGTACTGAATACATCGGCATTGGACGAGCCATAGTAATATCAAAGAAACTATCAAATAAAAACTGCTGTCCGTTTGCAGCTGCACCGACAGCGACAACACGATCAACAGGTGGTGTATCTTGAATAAATGTATTATTCAAAGTTGGCAATGACGTAAACTTCTGAGCCAAATGCCAAGCATCTAACGTACCAGTAGTAGTTGATCTAAACAAGCCAGTAATCATTGATGGCTTGTAACGGTATTCAGCCCAACGTTCTTGATAACCAAAAACGTCATTATCTGCTGAATTACCTCTAGCATAAATCTCTTTATTAAGAATCGCTTGTTCACCAAGCGTAGCAAATGCTGGAAAATAAAAATCATAACGTGTAGACCTTGACCACATACGTGGAAGGCCCTGCTGATAAGTTAAATCAGCACGAACCGACACTAAACCTATAAGCACCCCATGCTCAGTAGCATTGTACGTAAATCCGTGATTGTACGCGAGAGCCGTGCCAAAAGCGGCCAAATTACCTTGCGGACTAGTATCTTCAGCAAGCCCTGTGGCGCTAGTTTGGGCAACGGGATTAATAGATACGGGAGTGCTACCACCACCAAGATATTCAGGGCGCTGCAAACGAGCATCAGGACTGACAACTCCAAAATGCGAACGGATAATTTCAGTGTAACGAGTACCGCCACGGGCATCCCTCTCTAATAGTTTCTGAATCTGAAACGACTGACGCAGCTGATTAATAGTAGCTGCTGTAGCCAACGACAAATCCGCATAAATATTTGCATTATTGGAATTAAACGCTGTAGCCTGACCAGTACCAATAGCAGACAGCGAACCACCGTATAGCGCTCCACCACTAACAGACTGTGTATCTGGATCCGCCGCATAAATAAACGGGGTACCAGCTGTATTAGTAGTAACGTTATTGTTTGCTTGATACAAACCAATAACAGGCGCCTTTGAACCTAACGGCAAAGTAACTGCATCGCCCTTCTGTGGCCATGGCAACGCACTAGTAAAATAATCATGTCGCTTACCGCGACGACGCAGAAAATAATCTGCTGGACTATCGGGACCATCATTAGTATCAACAACAGCCGAATCTTGCAAATTCTCGTCTCTAAACCACTCATTCCAAATAAGGTTGTAAGCCCGAGTCCAAAACGCACAATGCGTAACAGTATTAGGGGCTGTAATATGACCAGCTGTAGGCAGCCCCATATAATCTTGCAGTGAATTAACTGCATAACCACCGGCCGGCGATGTCATCTCCGGAACCGTAAAATCTATAGAACTGTCAGGGTCTGGGGTTCTTTCACCCATAAACCTCTGCCAATGTCTCCAAACCAGACGGTTTGGAACAAAAAAGAAAAACGAATCAAGATGCATGTTATCCATAATTGGAAACAATGGCGTAGCTAAACGAGCAAACGCCGTCATCTGTAAATTAATCGTATCTCCAGGAAGAACTTCATCCACATAAACGGGAATCAAATATCCCGAATCAAAAGTCGTCTTATATGACTTCTGTGAATCAAACTTAGACCGAGGAATATCAGCTCGCGGAATCATAGCGAACTGATGGACATTTACAGACTTATTACGATGCATCATCCTTATCTCCTAATTGCGGGGCGATCTTTGCAGATCACCCCCCTTGTAATTAACTCCGACTCTTAACTTGCTTGCCTAACGCTAACAGCTTCGGATCGTCGTGTAAAGCAAATTTACCATCAAAATCATCAAAAATACCCAATTCGTAAAGGTCAAAGTCGTCTGGATGCGCAAACATCTGATTATCTGGCGCATTACGATTGACCTCATCCTGAAAACTACGAATAGCAACTCCAGTAGCAGGTAAAAAAAACGGGCGACCATAACATTCTGCGGCCCTATCTCTGATAGTACATACTAACATCTTCATAACAACTCCTCACGTCAAACTACGTTTAAGCAAGGAAAGTCTGGCTTTCGCCACTTTTTCCTTTGCTGCCAATCTCTCAACAGTATTATCTTCATACTTGTCTCGAGCTCTCTTTTCTCGCTCAAACTCTATCCATTCAAAACTGATAGGGTCTTCGGCCTTATACTTTTTATCGTAAAAGCGAGGTGGCCGAACCTTACGACCGTTTACCACCACGTAATCATGTGGATAAACGTCATCCTTAAACTCCTTATACCAGTCAAAACCTATGCCTGGCTTCAAACTCATCTTGTTAAACTCAGGTCTCCGCTGCGAAACCTCCCCAGTATCTGGGTCAACCCACTCGTAATGCTCCGCTTGCTGCTTGCCGTTAATCTTTTTCATGATGTAACGGGCAACGTACGCAGCCGATTGAAAGTTGACCTCTCCGAGGGAGGAATAACCAAAAGGCCACAGCTTTTCAAGCTGTTCGGATCTAAAAATTCGACTGCCAACATCCGTCCGCTTCCAAAGCTTCTTATCCGAAAAATCGAAGTTGAATACGCAGGCATGGAAGTGAGGTCTGCCAAAATTTTCGCCATATTCTCCTGCCATATAAAAACGAATCGGATACTGACCCTCTACGGGGTCAATGCCTCTATGCGCCTTTCTAAGGCGCTTCATGAACTTCTGAAAATGATCATAATGCAAACTCTGGTCTGCCGGCAAATTCTCATCGTTATACGTCAACGTAATAAAACAATTGTTCGTATACCTACTTGCCTCATGCAAACACCTAATCGCCCACTGGCGAGAACGCTCAAGCCGACAACCTACGCACTGACCGCATGGCAGCGTGAGGCTGCGCACGATGTCGTGCCTGGCGCTCTCATAGAAAACAACGTCCCCTGCTGCCGTTTTCCACGCCGATAACGGGTGGAAACAGGGCACGTTACAGTCGCCATCCGCCGCGCATAGGGTTACTACGCATATTGGCGGACTTCGTCCGCATAGAACCCCTACGAAACTTCTTAGCGGCTTTATATTTATTCATTGGTCTGCGACGCATCATATTTTTTCTCCTTTTGGTGTCACCTAGCACAGTTACATCAAGTAGATCACTGTGCAAGCTCACCCGAAACGGGTTCGCTAGGTGACGAAACAACCGCCTGGGCGGTCTCTTGACGAAGAAGGCCCATTGCCTTCATCTCATCCTTATTAGCCTCATCTGAGGCAAATTCAACAAAAAGAGCGGGATCATTCTGAAACCTTGCCCTTACCTTAGCTGGGAGCGCAAGGAAGGAGTCTTGCGCCTCCATCACCGCATTAAGGGCAGACTGATAATCAGTAATCCCACTAAAATCACCATACTGAGGCTGAACGCTACCAAGAGGTAGCTCGCCAGTAACATTAAACTTACGCAAAATATTATTAATATCGCACTCATCTCGAAATGACTGCTTAGTAAGACTAGGCTTACTAAAACTAATAGTGGCAAGAGCACTATTCTTGTCACGATCATAGGTAATTGGATTCTTAACACGACTCACTTTCCTATACTCCTTAAAAGAGTTCTACCAATATTAATACCACCTTCAATAGCTCTACCCACAAATCCAAGAGCTGGGGAAACCTGGCCAAATTCACGGCCTAAATTATCAGCTTTTAACTCAGCAACAACCTGATTAGTCTCAAGCTGAGCCTTAGCCATATAATACTTAGTCTGCGCAACCAAAAATTTGGTCTGCTGATCCAAATTTAATTGTTTAAAAGCCTCTGTCTGTGTAGTTGCATGTAAATTGGCAACCATCGCACGAATCTGCGCGGGCTTTTCCCGTTCAGTCAAAATCTGCTCAGCAACCAACTCCGTATCTTTAACTACCTTAGCCGTCTGTTGAGCTGTCAACCCAATATCAGCAACCGTCTTTTCTAAATTAGCTCTTGCCTGAGCTAATCCTGTCTTACCTAAAATATCCGACTCTATACCTGTCTTCTCTGCCTGCGCAGCTGAAGACAACGCACCACCAAAAGCACCACCGGCGCTAGCCGCAGCCGCGCCGGGATTAACAAACTGAGGCATAGCACCTTGTGGAGTAGAACTTCCACCAAGATGCGTGGCCATCATAGGATTTATACCAGCTGCTTTTAAATCCTGTACCTGACGCTGAAATGCTGTATTAGACATCTCACGCTGAAAATCAATCTGCGCCTGCGCGGCTTGCGCAGACGCTGCGTTCGTGTCCTGTGCGCCCTTATATCCTAAAAGAGCTGCCCCGCCTATAGCGGCGGGTAACATCCATGCAGCCATAACTATCCTTTAAAAATGGTCAATCAATCCAGGCACTGAATACAACGGCATAGGCCGTGCCTGTCTGACATTAAAAAACGCATCAAACAGAAACTGTTTTCCATTGGCTTGATCGCCAATAGCTACAATCCGCTCCACTGGAGGCGTATCTTCAATAAATTCATCGTTCAAAACCGGCAGAGTCCCAAATTCTTGGGCCAAATGCCAAGCATCTAATGTACCCGCTGCCGTTGACCGAAAATAACCAGTAATCTGGCTGGGCTTGTAACGATATTCCGCCCAGCGCTCCTGATAACCAAATACTTCGTCATCAGTAGCTGTACCAGTGCAATAAATCTCTTTATTAAGCACTGCCTGCTCACCAAGTGTTGCAAACGCAGGAAAATAAAAATCATA